TGATCCTACTGCTGTACTTTTAGTATATACATAAAAGTCTGCTGATGTTCCAGTTCCTGTTGCAATTGATAGCGTTGATGTTCCAGATGATGCTGTTACTGCTGAACCAGTTGCTGCAAGAGCAGGCACAATAGTTGCATTTACTGCAACTGCTGTTACTACTGTTCCTGTGTCTACTGATGTTACAGCAATCTTTAGTGCATCTGCTGCTTCAATACTGTTATCTGCTGGCACTGGTAGTGATACAGGAGTTGTTACTACTGTTCCACCTGTTGCTGCAGATCCTGCCACCGTTAGTGTGACAGTTCCAGCGTTTGCTTGCGCTGCTGGCGTTACGAGCATTGTGCTAGTCAGGGCTGCAGCGATGATTAGCGATACTTTCTTGATATTTTTCATTTTTCTCCTATTTCTTATTATAATAAGTTAAATCTATCTAGATAATCTTTTACATCATCAGGGATAGGTTTATATTGTATCACGTTCTCAGGTAGGTCGTCAACTTGCCTTGGCCTATCTTTGAATGTGTGAACCTCTATTTCTTGATTTACATTTTTAGGCGTAAAACTTATGGCACCAAATACTGCACCACAAACTGCGTCTGCTAAGTCTTTAGATTTTTTACGTGGGTGATCCACCTTCTTATCATTAATAATCTTAAGTTCTCCCATTTCTTCTAACAAAAGGGGGATTAAGGGCATAGCAACTCTCTCTTCATAAATCAACATAGCAAAATCTTCATAATGTTTCTTAGCAACAGAAACAGTATCAGTTCTAATACCAACAGACTTTAGTTCTTGTTGAATATCAAAAGATTGCCATCTATCGAATGTAACCATTCCAATATTAAACCCTTGCCTTCTAAGATTAATAATCCAATTTTTTACATCGCTAAGATTAACTGGGCCCTCAACTTTTGGTTCCCACCAGGCAACAGCGTCAACAATAACAACTGGAGAAATTTGTTCATAGTCTTTTAAAACTTGAACATTTACCCATTTATCAACATGGGCGATTGCTACAGCACACTTGTCATGTTTTTGTGCAAGGTCAGCATGAATGTAATAAGTCTTTTCTGGATCTGGTTTAAAAGAAGAATCAAACCTCTTATTATTATCTATTGGATTTCTTAAAGACATACATTTTTCCAGTTTATCTCTTTGTTTAAAAAAGGCATCAGATGAATACGTTGGCTTACATGCAAAACGCATTAAGGCATCTCCAGGATCTGTAAAAAATGATAACTTAAAGTCTTCGATTTTTCTTGTTGGGTTTACTTCCCACGTTGGTCTTTTAATTGCTAAAACTCCCGGAAATTTATATGATTTAATGTGGTCTTCTTCCCAATTTATTTCAAAAGTGTTGTCTGAATTATCTTCTGGTAATGCTGGATTAATTATAAACGTATGTTTTTTTTCAAGAATTTCTTTTTCTGCAATTACATCTTCATATCTTTTAGAAATAAAGTCTCCAACATATCTTGGAAAAGATAGAAGTGCAACTTTTCCTAAATCTGGAAAACGAGAATCTACTGATCCACGAAATGCTTTATAAATATTTTCTGCAGTTTTGCCTTGTTCATTTGCGGTGCCAACCTCTGATGCAAAACCAGAAATTTCATCAAGGACGGCAAGTATTAAGTTTAAACCTTCGTGTGATTCTCTTTCTGAGTGCCCAGAGTAAACAGTTATTGCTTTGTTAAACTCTATGCTGTCCGCTTTAGCATAAAATTTTCCAGCAAACCACGGAGAGGATTCTATTTTTGTTTTAAAACCTTTAAAGAAAACATTTTTTGCTTGTTGGGCATTTATGGCAACGTTAATCAAGTCTATGGCATCTCCACTTGGTTTGCCAAAATATTTTGCTGGATCTTTAAGGCATAAAAGTTTATAAACTAAATATGCACATCCTACTGTAGACGTAAAGTCTTTACCGCTACCTTTACCAAGTTGCAAAATGATTTCATTTTTTGTATATTTATCATAATAAGCACTTCCATTATTTGTACCCATCAAATCTTCAAGATCTTTTTTGTAATAAATTTGACTCATGGCCTCTACAATATTATATTGTATTTCTGACAGCGAAGGTTGACCAAGATAGTTTGAGGACTCAACAAATGTTTTTACATCTACCGGATTTTCTTCAAAAACATTATCTGTTAAAACATCAAGAAAGTCATTAAACGTCTTGGACAATTGTAATCACCTCGTTCTCTTTGGCGATGTCGGATAGCCTTCTCATAATTTTATCTCTTACCTCTGGATGTTCACTTGCGATGTCTCTTAATATTTCAACAAGAATTTCTTGTCTTTTTTCTATTTCAACTATTTCTTCAGCCAATTCTTTATTTTCTAATAAGCCTGCTTTTTGTAACATCTCAATCCTAGATTTTTCAATATCTACTACTAACTTAATTGCTTGAGTTTTTGCTGAAAGATTATTTGTTAGGCTAGCCTCATCAATAACCTCATATGCTTTTGTAATCAACTTACCATAATGAGCATCCATTGACGCCATTGCTTCTTTAGCACGGGCACGAATTGCATCGTTAGCAGAAGCCATAACTTTCCACTCATTAATTAATGCGACAACACGAGTCCTAGGAATATCTAAATCTTTAGATATCTTTGTTGGATCGCTTCCTTTTAAATATTCTTCAACTACCTGATTGACCTGGTCTAAATGTTTTACTATTTCTTGTTCTTGTGACATTTTTAATTCTCCTCTTGACTTATTTTATAACAAAAATCTGCCCAATAACTGTGATAGGCCTCTCCAAAATGAGAGTTATCTCTGGCATATAAGGCATATTTATTGCTAGGGTTATCTATAGAAAATTGTGTCAACTTATTTTTAAAATCTTCTATATCTATTTCAAAAAGTCTATCAAGTTCCATTTTTACGTAATCAGGCTTGTAGCAAAAATAAAATAAATTAATATTATTTGATTTACAAAACATTTCTAAAAACATTAAATAGTGATATGCGTAGATATGAAGAGTATCAGAAAACTCATCTCTTGTATTATCTTTATATACACCATGAAAAATCTTGTTCTTTTGATTAGCAATTTCGTCTTTTATATTAGATGTCTTTGGATTAGAAACATATCTACGTTGATAGTTTGGTATAGCAATAAAAATTGTGTCTGGCTTATTAAAATTATGAATATATCTAAAAATGTTAGCAATAATATCAAAAATACTAGTTCCTGGCATTCCTAAATTAAAAAATCCAGAAAGATCATTTTTTATGTTTAATCTATTGTATAATTTTTTAGCCCAAATTTCATTTTCTAAAAGGCCTATCCCATATGTAACTGAGCATCCAGAAAACAATATATGCTTTTTATCATGATTTTTTTTAAATTCATCAGACCTAAATCCATCAGAGTTAATTCTTAGATCTGGAGCAGTCAGTTTATCTTGTCCAAAGCGCCGATTGCCAAGGCCTATCAGTTTTCTCTCAGTTTGGCAAAACGACTCGTCGCCAACGTACAAAAACTCATGTTGGTAGATTGGATCAGGATTTCGAAGGGCTACAGAATCAGTCATTTTTTTCCTTTGCTACCTTTAATAAAATTAAATATCCAATTAAATCGTCAATGTCGTTATCTCCAACCATCTCCGTACCTTTCATCAAGCGACTTAACTTGTCATCTATTCTTACGTGAAGTTGTTCTATTGAGTTGGCCTTACTAAAAATTCTTACTGGGTCTAAAGCAGAATTTCCATAAGATATATTTTTTTCAATTAACATTTGGGCTATTCCCATGCAGTTCATTAAAATATCATTTCCAGATGGAGCGGATAATGAATGCAGGTATAAGTCATTATAAACAAAATGGTCAACATCTTGATAGACTGGAACTGGTTTCATCTTTTAGATCTCCTTAATCCAAACTTGGCAAGATATACATAAATGGTCTCTACGCTAGCCCCGCACTCTTTTGCAATTTCTTGTGGAGACTTTTTGTCCATAACATATCGTTTACGGAGCCAAGTCTCACTAGTATATAGTTTAGCAGGCATCAGATTATTTGTCAACTTCTGCTTCAGAAATGTCATAGTTAAACCTATTAGAATCTTCCAAGGTCCATTTATCTTGATTTTCTACATCCCACTTATACTCACTAATTATTCTATCAATAACATAGTCCTTTTTTAAAGTAAAAGAAGGTTCATAAATACGAACTCTATTGTTTGGCTGTATAGCAAAGTTACCGTCATCTCTTTGTATAACATGGCCACATTTATGTTCTGCTGGATTTTCTGAATAACCATCATCTAAAACATTAGAATCTGGATTGTGCCAGTCAAGCGTAAACAAATATGTTCCTTTGTTTATAGTTTTTGTTCTGTCAATATATGACATTCTAAGATTTGTAAGGTTTTCAAATTTAGTCACAGATATGTGATGGCTAAAGGCATTCCATAAAACTAAATTATGTAAGTCTGCTTCAGGAACTCCAGGTTTTGTACAAAATGCACTAATTGGCAATCTCCACCATAGCCCACCATCTTCCATCATTATGTGAAATAAAGGACTTCTACTTTTTATACTAGCAACACCAAATATAACACATGGAAAATATTTGTCATGACTATCTAACTGATTTCTTAAATAGTTTCCACGAACATAGCATTCTATGGGTGGGACATTTGCATTTAACTCTGGCATTATTTGTTGTTCCTTTTTATAGTAGTAAGTTTATCCCAATACCCGCCAGGATTTCCCTGATAGGTTTGTCCAGTCTCACGATCTATCAATAACCATTTTTCTGGAGATAATGTTTTTACAATTAAAGAAACTTCATTATCTTCTTCTTTAAAAACAAAACTATCTCTATTCATAATTTCCCATCGCTTTATTCCAATTATTAATAGCCCAATGCCCTATTCCGCAAGCATCGGCAACGTCATTGTCTGTTATTTTTTTATCATACTGCATATTAATAAACCTAATTGTTTTTTCTTTTCTAACTTCTCTTTCTTGAGTTTTATACCAAGATTCTGATTTATTGGGCATTGCTGCTCTCATTGATATTTTTTCTTCTTTGCTAAATCTTTTATTCCCAATATAGTTTTGCCAAGTAATAGGAGAGACGGATCCCATATCTTTTACTCCACAGGACCACATTGCAGCAAGAACTCCACCTTGCACTAATGCTAAATCTGACACTGTTTTGGGGCTATTCATAAATACTGTATGTTCAATTACTACTGCATCAATTTTGTATAAATCAAATAGTGCTTTTGTTTTTGCATAAGCGTCTCCTATTTTTTTATATATTGTGCTGCCACTAAAATTTAATTTGCCAACATATTGTATTTCTTTTTTATTAAAAACTGCAAACGCAATATTGTTAGTGCTAGCATCAATAGCACAAATATTTTCAGGCACTGCGGTGCTACTGTTAAGTATCTTTGCTATCACGAACAATCCTTTTTATTTTTTTTAAAACTTTAAAAACATCGTTATTATTAACTCTGCAAGTATTACATAAACTATCGTCATTGTAGATAGACAAAGTTATTCCACACCCACCCGAACATTTTCTTATTTTATTTTTTCTTTTTTGTCTTTTTGCAACAGAATACCTTGCTACAATTTTTTCTTTTGTGGCAAGGTCTCTACAATCAGCGCTGCAGTAAATTTGATAACTTACCTTAGCCTTAAAGTCTTGGTTGCACCAACTACACTGCTTCACTTAATTCCTTTAGGGAGGCTATCTTAATTACTCCATCTCCAGCCTCGTCACAAGTTTTCCTGACTGGACAATTTTTGCAGACCTTGGAATTATTTCTATAGTTTTTAATTGGCAACTGTTTATTCTTCCAAGAATTATGCACTTCATTCATCCATTCAAAAGTATTGTCAATCCATTGCCTGTAGTGATCATTGACTTCAATAGGAAATAATAATAACTCGTGATTATTTTTATTTTCATAAATAACAATGCCCTTTGATTTTTTAAGAATTTTCATGTATATAAGAGTTTGCTCTATGTGATCTAGTTTGGCCTTGCCAACCTTTTTCCTATATTCAAATGCTTCTTGGCTTGTTGTTTTTATTTCTCCGACAATCTCTTCACCATTCCAAACTAGCATGCAATCCCCGTACCCAAAAATTGGTGGTTGAGAATTTGATACCTTAAACTCTGTTGTATCATTGTTATCATCGTCTTTAAAAGATTTTGCAATTCCAGAATCGAGCATTACTTTCTGAATTCTGCTATGAGATAAAACCCCATTTCCCATATTGGCTATACTTGTGGCAGTATTATTACTTTCAAAAGTTGTGCCTTCAAAAGCAAGATACCAGTATCTTGGGCATACTCCGTTGCCCTCACTATAAGATATTGTTGATGGAGCAAAGGTTTTTTTCTTGGTAAATTTTGGAACTTGTCCAATCAAATATCCATCATTAATTTTTTCAATCATTCCAGAAACATCAAAGTCTGGCTTTGGAATGCTGTCTGCTTTAATCATAATCTGCTGTAATAAATTTTTACTCATATATCTCTTTTCGTTAGTGTTTAGTATATCAGTTATCAGCGTGCTATGTATTTAAGAGCAGATACTAAATTGTTTACTGACTCTGCTGCAGTGTAGTATATATTTTTCTTAGCCCTGTTACTTTTATCCACATTGGCCATCCAGGTTGCCTTTAAAGATAATTTTCCTGCAATTGCTTGCAATCTAACTATTTCTACAGTAGCAACTGCAATTGGGATATCTGGCCTGATAATTAATTTAGCAATCATTTCTAATGAAGTTGTAAGTTCTTCATCGTCCATATATTCTGCAATTTCTGCTAAACCATTAATGCTTTCAAGCGTTGTTTTTACTGGCTCCATCTTTTCCTCTTTTCAGTTTTTCTAGTTGTTCAAAAAATTGCTCTCTATACTTAATCATTCTTGGCATATTGTTATGTTTTGCCATAATAAATTCTCTTTCTATTGGAGACATTTGTTTTTCTGCATAAGGTTTATGGTCATGTTTATTGGAAAAATGAAACACAATTACTTCACATCTGTCATTTTCTTTTAGTTTAATTGGCGATCTCCAATGTATTCTGTCTGCTGCTTCAAAAACCAAGACTTCATTATCTTTTAGAAAAAATTCTTGCCCTTCTACAACAATGGCCCAGTCTATATTGCTTGACATTTGATAATCAATGCTAACCTTTGTATAGTAATTTTCTGTGTCTAAGTGCGGGGGAAGGTTTGGGGAATTTCCATTACCGTATTTACCATAATAATCTAAATATTGATAATGAGTTAACTCCAAGTCTGGGTCATTAACATATTCTAAAGCAAGATTTTTTAATTTTTCTACAATGTTGTTTGGAGCATCAAACTCAATCTGTACTCTTGACATGCTCTCAATTGTCATAGGGGAGTATCTGCTTACTCCAGGAGTTAGCATTCTATTTGTTTCAACTAGGAGTCTAAGTTCTTCTTCTTCTTCTCTTGTAAAAAAATTTTTTACAATTCCGCAATTAGTATTCATATTAAAATTATACCCTATCTACCAAATCTTCAATAACCGATAGTTCAGCAACTAGCAATCGTGTTTTTTTAGGCCCATCGCCCAACACTATTATTAGTGCTGGAGATTTATCAACTCCAGACTTAATGGCATCTGTTGTTATTTTTGCCCAAACATTTTCATTTAACGTAAAAGATTTTTTTGCTTCCTTTATGTCAACTACAAAAGATTTCCAGGTAGCATCTCCTTTTTTATTTCCTCTGCCAGAATTTTTATGAGGAATAGCACTAATTCTTTTTATTTCATTTTTTTCACTCATTACTATACCTCTTTATTGCTTGTTTTAAATCTAAATTTTCTTTCATTAAATCAACAGAAAATTTATTTGAAAATCTCATCATGTTTGATTCTATTTTTTGTTTTTCATCTAAAGTTATTGGCAGGCTATCCTCTAAAGAAAAATGACAAAACAACATTTCTACAAAATCCCCATCTTTGAATTCTAATGGCTTTCTCCAATGAACTTGGTGTGTTCCAGAAAAAGCAGCAGCCATGTTGTTGCTAAGGATAATCTCATGACCTTCCACAACAATAGGCCAATCAATATTAGCCCTTAATTGTACATCTAAGGTAACCCTCGGATGCGTAAATGTGTTGTCATAGTGTGGGGTTAATACTGGTATGTCTGAGTATTCTTTAGAATACCTCGCAAAAGAAATTTCTTCTAATTTTACATTTTGATTATGAATAATTTTCATTTGATGTGTGACTCTATCTTTTATTTTTTCTGGAAGATCTATAAACCAAACTTTTTGGCCATAAATTTTAACCTGTGTTGTCCTATTATCAGAGTTTAGATCTATTGTTTCATAAATTAAATCAATTTCGTCTTTTGGAAAAATATTGCCGTATCTTCCGCTATGTGTTAGTGGTGATCTTTCTTCAACGCTAAAATTTTTATGGTTTTCTATTTTTATTGGAATATCGTTTATTTGTGTTTCTTTTTCTAATAACGCTTTACGTTTTTGCATAATGATGGAACTATCATTGCTAAACTCTCTTTGTTTTTTATGAGTTAAAAAAGCAAAAAGTAAAATTGTTTCTTCTCCTGATTTTATTTTTTTATTTTCTCGCCAATGTATCTGGTTAGTTCCGCCAAATAAAATTGCCTGCCCGTCTTTTAGATCATACCCTTTTCCTTCTACAATAATATCCCACTTATGATTTGCTGCTATTTGAAGATCAAAAACAAGTGTTTCTTTAGACCTTGAGTCATAATGAGGAGGTAATTTTACTTCATACCCAAAATCAGAAGTATATTTTGCAAATTGAAAATCCTGAAGTTCTAATTCTTCTCCGTAGGCATCGCTAGAAAATTGTTTAATTCTTTTATAAATTAAATCAAATATCGGATCATTTTTTAGAGCATTAAATCCTCCTTGACCACCCCAAGTTTTAAGAACAAGTTTATCTTCTGAAGCATTGTTAAGTAAATTTTGAATATATGATAATTCATCTAAAGATAGAAAATTATTAAAAATAAAAGGCGGTAAATCTTCATCATTTAAAATTTGATTATTTGCTTTTTGTTCTTCTCTTAATTTTTTATATTCTGGCAATTTAGAGTAGTCTGGAAAATTATTCATATTAATCTTATACCCCTTTCCTTAAAGTTTCGTCACTTAGTATATTTGTTTCTTTTTGAAGAACTTTTTGTCTTTCAAGCATAATCATTGATTGATTTTCAGATATAGGTTTTGAAATTTTATGCTTAAGCCAGCAAAACATCATTATAATTTCTGAGCCATCTTGCAATTTTTTGTCTTCTCGCCAATGCATCTGTTGGGTACCAGAAAATAATAAAGCCTGGTTATCTAAAAGATTAAACTGTTTGCCTTCAACAATTATTCCCCAATCCTCGTTTGTTTTTAATTGAATATCAAAGACAAACATTTCATCCAGCCTTGTGTCATAATGTGGAAATAGTTTAACCTCATATCCATATTTAGGAGAATATTTAACAACAGAATGTTCTGCAATAACCAATTCTTTATTACACGCTTCTGATGCTAATTTTTGTATTTTTGCAAGTACACTGTCTGAAATTGTTATATGATCTAAAACTCCTTGGCCACCCCACTTTTGAATTCTAATTTTTTCTAAAGGAAACCATTTAACTGTTTGTAATATATTTTTTAGTTCTTCATCAGTAAAAACATTATCTACTAGCACTGGAATAAAATCTTGATCAGATATAGGGTCTTGAGATGTGCGTAATTTTTTATATTCAGGAAATTCATCTAAGGGTGGGAAAGTAGTCATGATAATATTATACCCTACCCCTCTTTGTATAACTTGTTTGCTTTACCAGGGTCATTCTTGATAAGTGTTTTTTACTACACATCCAAGTACACTCTGTTGTTTCTGGAAATAGCCTCATAGATGTTACTTCTTCGTTGCAGGTCTTACATAAAAATTTGCCAGGATATACCGAATACTGTTTATCCAAACTGTTTAACCTTATTTAAAATGTCTGCAAATAATTCTTTGTCTTCTCTAACCTTATTAATAAAACCTTCTCTTCCCTGCACCTTTGATCCATCTGGTAATAGGTACCAGGCCCCTGTGCGCTCTACTATCCCCATCAATTCAGCAGTATCAATAAGATCAGCAACACTGTCAACTCCAACCGAATTCCCCCTAAAGTAAAAGTCATATTCTCCAGATTGAAATCCTGGACTTGTTTTTGAAAACTGTAAGTCCCATCTAATCTTGCGACCAATCTTTTCTTCAATCAATTTATCACCTACAGAAATCTTCCCTTTAATTGCTTGATTGTCTGATTCTGAAGAAAACAGTTTGATGATCGTTGAAGAATAAAATTTAGTGGCTTGTCCGCCAGTAGGCTGTTGGCTAGTATACATTGCATTAATATTATTTCTAGACTGACTAATTAAAACAAACAGTGTTGGTTTAATTTTATTGTTAGCATAGTTAATCATTTTCCAAGCATTGCTAAAGTCTCTTGCCTCTGCACCAATTTGTTTTGTATTCTCTAATTGTTTTAATTCAGTAGAATCCTTTTCAAAATATATTGCTGGAAGGAGAGAAGTAATGGAGTCAACAACAACTAAATCTACTCCTGCGTTCATTAAGTTAGTTCCAATATCTACCATTTCATTTATTGTACGACATTGAGAAACAATAAGTTTTGATGTGTCTACGCCAAGTTTTTCAGCCCAATTTTTATCATATGACATTTCGGCATCTATCCAAGCACATACCTTTCCTTCTTTTTGTGCAAGTGCTACTGTTTGCAAACATAAAGAAGATTTAGCGCTTGACTTACTTCCCCAAATTAAAACTTGTCTTCCGTATGGCAGCCCACCGCTTAATGCTTTATTTAAACCAAAACTGGGAGTTGCAGCATATTCTGTTGCGGGTATTGTATCTCCAGCCATTACAGTCTTACGTAACTTAGGATCTAGTTGCGCTAGTACATCTTCTAT